TGTTGCACCTTGGACACATCAAAAGATTGCGATTCTTGTACGATTATAGTATCCGATGAAGCCTTTGTGAACGCAAAAACTGCGTTATCTGTCAAGGGGTTAGTGGAATCTTGTAGGATTTTTCCAACACTAAAGTCGGCGTCCTCAGATACAGAAATCTGATCATCCGAAACCCTGTCAACATCAAACGCCTGACTCTCTGAAACTGTGAAGGAGTCAGACCTTGGCTTGCTAACTGCTATTGCCTGATCGTCTGCGAAGCTGAATGAGTCATCCGTGGTCTTAGCAAAAGAGAAAGCCTGAGTATCCGTCAGCGAGTAGACATTCGTCTTTACAGCGCCGGCATGCTTATCTATCTGATTGAAGTCATCGAGGGTAAAGAAGTCCTGTAGGACAATCGATGAATCAAAGACAGGCGAGTCACTGAATGAGAACTGGTCATCTGGCGAACCAGAGACGTCAGTAGAGTTTTCGTTAAAGGTGAAAACAAAATTAAAGGGGTTGCGGCTGACTGATATTGCCTGCGAAAGCGTGAAGCTATCAGTCTGAGCGGACAAGAAGTCTAGCTCTACAGACTCTACAATCGATGATGCATCACTTAGTACGCTTGATACATCAAACGCCTGTTGCTCACTAAGCGTTGTCGTATCTGTGAGACCTTTACCGATATCAAATACTTCGTTATCAACAAACGAATAGTCGTCGTCGAATGTCCTGAAGAAGTCCATGACCGGAACAAGGACATCGGACATGGTTAAATTATCAGACTGAGAGGTACTGACCTCGAATGCAGTTGCCTCGGAAAGCGTGTAAGAGTCCAGCACAACTTTGTTTGGATCTAAAGCCTGACTATCCGTCATTCCTGTCTGATCGACTAGAGTCTTACCAATATCTATAAGGTGAGACTCAGATAAAGACGTGCTATCTGAGAAGGCAGGCTGAATGGTAAGGACGTGCGAGTCAGTAAATGAATACTGGTCAGAGAAAAAATAGACCGTGCGCTCAGGGTTTACATGAACGTCGTGCAGGAATAGCTGTCGCCAGTTAGGCGAAGCGTATAGCTGGCGATAGCTGATCTCTGGGTGAAGCTCTCGATGGCTCGTATTCATGGACAGCGATCTTTCTGAGATCACTGCCGCAAAGGTAGGGCGAGACGCCTCTACAAAGAGCCTTCGACTTGTAGCACTCGCGACCAGCCGTCGGACTTTTACCTCGGCATGGATCGCCATTTAGTTACCCGAACTGTGATCTGACCTTAAACTTAATCAGATCTACCACTGTTTGCGTTCTGGAGTTAGAGTCAGTGAACTCGATCTCGCCTTCAAGCACTCCCGTTGTGTCGAGTGTGTCAGAGTCAAAAATAAAAGTTACCTTCCCTTCAGTTGCGTTTGTAACTGTCCCTAGCAGGGTGTCGATAAGTGAAGTCTGTCCAACCTGACGCACACGCATACGGACTGAACCACCACTAAGATCTAAGGCCGCAAACGTAGTTGCGTCATCTGGATCAAGCGTTTGACCGGTCGCCGCAGTGTTCGAGTCTTTTAGCGTGATCTCGATCTCTGGTAACTGATCGCCTTGAACAAGGTCGATTGTCGTTAAGTAAGCCATTAGATGAATGCCCTCGGTTTGCAGGTGAGCGTACCGCCACTGAATCCATACTTAACCTGTCGAAGGGTGCGACCCACTTCTTTCTCAAATAGGTCTCTATTGACAGCCGCAAGGTTAGGACTGGTGAAGGGCTGACCTGCCATCATCTGCAATCGATACAACGCACCATGCACCAACGCTTCACGGTACTCTCGACCGATAGTGTCTGGAATGCTTGTGCTTGTTGCGGTTGGTTTTACTGAATAAACGACCCTAAACGAATCGTTCTTGTTAGGGATAGGCGCTAAATAAAAGTCAGTGTTGTCTCTCTGAGCGTAAAACTTAGGCTTACCCTTTGTAGTTTCATCGCCAAGACGGCGCAACAACTCATTGTAAGAAATGGGCTGAAGCGCCGTTTTGTCTTCAAACACATCAATGATGTGATTAAGCTCTGTTCCCGTAGGAAGTGTAACTGCGTACTCGTTGACCCCTTCAATAATCGTGATGAACTCAGGTTCTGGGATGAAAACGTCCGTTCTTCTACAGAAGTCTATAGCCGAATCACGTACTGCACGTTCGATAATAAAGTCGGGGCAACCCTGAACTTCAGGCCGAACATATATATTGAGGTCTGAGTACTTCATTACATTCTCCCAGCGTTACGGTCAGGACCATTAGGCATTGGCGTGATTGCGCCGTCTGCCTGCGTCTTGACACCCAGCGCATTAGAGAAAGATTGATAGTGCATCATTGAGCGCTCGGCATTGCCTGCATACTCAGAATCTTTCTGATAAGCCCTGTACAACATATAGTCCAGAATGCAGTTGGCATACACATCATCTAAGCTGATCGTTGTAGTGTCAGTGTCAAAGTTGCTGATGCTGATTTCGCTAGGCGCGGAGCTGTACACAATCTCAAGCGAATGCGTACCCGAAACAGCTTTCGGATAAACGTAAAAATGCTTTGGGTCAGCAGGATCGTAAATATAGTGTTCGATCTTGTTGGTTCCCGCAGTTGTTTCGTGCCAGTTAGGCAGAGTCTCATCAAGGATCTTTCGATCTACTTGAGTCACTGCTCGACCACCCACGTTTCTCACAATCTCAATCAGTCGTAAACCAGCAGTTGGAATAGTCTGCTTGCTTCCGTTTCCGCATGAGAATGTTTCATTCACCATCTTGGCATCAGGGCGATGCAGGACAACTTCCTTCTGTGCGTCGTTGAAAAACTTCAGCAACTCAGCATTTGGGAATCTGACATTGGTGCTGTCCTGTAGAATGATTGATGCCCTGTCCAAGATGTCTACTACTTTTGTAGTTGCCATCACTCAGTCTCCCATTCGATAACTTCAAGGTTAGGGTTGCTTTCCCAGTTGGGTAGGAATCCGAACGTGTTACCGGTGACTACGTTGCGGATGGTACGAGGTACTTGTCTCTCCGTTTCGTCCTCAACAGTAGGCTCGTTGGTGTTGTTTTTAAGGCGAACAAATTGCTCCTCCAGCTCTTCGAGCTTGAGTCTGCGATCAAGTTTGACGTTGAATAAATCCATCGCCTCCTTGTACAGCTCGTCCTTTCTAAAACGCTTACCTGTTTCCATTTTTCAACCCAAAGGAATAGGGGGAGGTTGCCCTCCCCATATGGTCTTAGACCTTCCACTTACCTACGCATAGGCAATCAGGATTTACTACCTGAGAGCCATAGACTTTTAACCCCCTGACCGCCTCGCCGAAAGTTGACTCAAGGCGTACAGTCTCAGTATTTGTAAACTGCGACGCGAATGAGATCGCTTTTGGGTGGCCCGCGAGTACGTGGGTATAGGTAGCGTCAGTACCAGATGCTGGCGTGTGGAGCATGTTTGACTGATAAACAGTAAAACGATCCACCATGCCTACCTCGCCGTTACGGAGAGGTGAAGTGCTATCACCAGTTAAGTACGCTTGACGCAACTCAGACTGCTTGAGCAAGCTGACCATTGAAGGAGGCAGTACGATAAAACGACCTTCTTCTGGAATGTTCAACTCGTCCAGAGCTTGTGAAAGCTCAAGAATCTCAGCCAAGACGTTGCTTGACGTGATAGTAGTCTGAGCGCCAGTAGTGGTTGCATCACCGATGACAGATGCAAGAACATCAGTCTCGACTGCAATACGCATGCCTTCAGCGGCATCACCAGATGCGGCTTCGAGCAAGTTAATGTCAGCCTGAGCCTTCAGGACATCGTCAATTTTGAAGCTGTAATACTTCGCCTTGTCGATGAGCATCTCCACAGTACCTGTGGTGAGTTCCTGATTCGTAACAGTTCCAGCGTAATCATTGATAGTTACGGCTGGTACAGTACGGATGATTACCTTGTCACCTTGACCAGAGATTTCCCCAGAATAATCGGTGTTACTAATTGCGGGCAGTACAGACTGCTTGTAAAACTTAGCCTGTAGGAGCTTACTGAAAACCTCGGGTATGAAGTTTACTTCGTTAGCGCCAGCGCCCGTGCTGAAAAATGAAAAAGCCATTGTTAAATCCTCACAAGAGATTAATTAACGGCGGATCGCTCCTTGTTCCATAGCCTTCATGATTTCAGCCTGATACTTCTCGAAGTCTCGATTCGGCATCCGCTTGATCTCGTCTATAGTCCAAGTCTTCTTTCCACCAGTTTTAGGCTTTCGAGTTTTG